TCGCCTGGCCTATCATGGCGGTCACGGCCTTTGTTGCCCATGGATCTGCCATATTGGGCATACGCAGAATCCTCGTAGGGCCATTCTGTGCCAGCGTCCGTCTCTGGCGCAAAGTTGAATTTGACACCCTTACCACGGAAGCCTGACATGTCTGGACGCTGATCCATCGCCGCGCCCGCAGGACTGCCTGTACCGGCGAACTCGTCCAGCGGCGCTTCGTTGAGCGTCTCAAGAAACTCTGTCAGGCTCTTCTTCATTTATCCTACCACCTTAGCGTCGAGCTGCTCGCGCATTCTCTTGATCCGCGCTTCCTCTGCTGCTGGATCCTTAGGAGCCTGGATTGGCTTCCTCGTCTCGCTTAGCTGATCTGCCTGCTTCACAAGATCTGACCACTTGCTGGCTGCCTCTGCGATTGCAGGATTGTCCATGTCCAGAGGAATGCCCTCTTCTGCTTTCTCTTCCTGACGTTGTAGCGGCTTCGTGCCTTCGAAGAACAGATTGAGGATCTCGTTACGATCCACTCCTTCTTTGAACTGGCGCACTCCGTCGTCCTTCGGAACTTTCTTGAAAACAGGATTCTCCTGGCCAACTCCCAGGATGGTGTTAGCAAGAGTGTGAGGGACATTGTCGTCTTCGTCGTCTGGCTCATCACCCTGAATGTGGAGGTTGTTCACGCCACGTGGCCTCGCGGCGACAGCAGATTCTGCCAGTCCCTTGAGATATCTCTCAGACAGCACTTCGTTGATGGTCGCTGCGACCACCTCTTTCATTTCACTGCGGACGATCTTCCTGATCATCTCCTGCAGGTCTGAGCTCTTGAAACGTGTAGCCATGTGTTCCTCTTTTCTTGTTAATCAAAGCGTCCAGTATCACCAGGTGCAGGAGATTGTCCGCCTCCACCAACGTATCCTTGCTCTTTACCGTAGCCAGATGTTTGTACGTCATCAAACTTATTTGGCTCAGGACGTTCATAACCCATGCTTGAGTTGATACTCTGCATTATCTGAGCTGCTTCATTATACTCAGGCTGGCTTGTCCATTGATCGTTATACGCAAGTTCGTTCCATTTCTTCATCATTCTTTGCATGTCACGATCTCGTATCTTATTTTCTCTCCATGCCCTGCTCAACTGAGAAAAAGATGTATACCCAGCTGCACCAATGTGTTGAAGCATCTTTTGTTCTGATGAACCGGCAGCTTGAGCAGTCTGTCCTGCTCTGCTATCGAACGGGCCTTCCTTGATGATGAACACACTCTTGAGTGACATGATTACTTCCTCGTGATCTCGTTGAGGGCGCGGAAGATGCGATCTGCCTTGTTCCAGGTCTCGCGCGGGTTGATGTGAATCTCCTTGCCCTCCTTGAAAAGGTAGGCACCAGGAGTAGAAGGCTCAGAAACGATGTCGTAGCAAATGATCTGGTAGTCGTCGTTAACCATGTCGACGTCGCCCTCGTTCGTGTGCTGCTTGTCGGTCGAACCGACTCCACGAGAAGAGATGCCGATTGTGACACCAGCCTCTAGCAGGCTTTCCAGGATCTTGCCCTTAGGAGTGGGGAGCACTTCAATCTCGCCCATCACAGAGTCACCGTCCCATGTAGCATTGGTGATGAGGTGGCTGACCTCAGAGAGGTTCACCGTAGAGCGTTCTGGGTGATCGAGCTCACCAACAGCGCGGCGTTCACGGATGGCCTTTGCGTAGTTCTCCATCTCCCTAGCCAGAACCTGACGAGGATAGATGCGACCGTTCTGGTTCTTCGTCTCGGCCTTCTGGATGATGCCGCGAAGAGTGACGCGCTTGTTTCCAGCCTTTGCTTCCTTGATAAGCTCAGGCTTGTACTCCACGGCGTACCACTCGCGGAGAAGTTTCTTATCGCTCATTGTTACCTCCTAAGAGGCTCTGGGCCAATTCTCTCATCAGCTGGTCCAGCTCCTGTCCTGCGAAATTTGCCTTCGACGCAGCCACATCACGCTGCTTAGCGTAGTGAGCCTTCTCGATCTCAGTGAAAGCTCTCGACAGCGCGCCCACGGCACGACGCTTGAACTGGCCGACGATATCGCGCTTTTGATCGAACGCCTCTTTCACTCCCTGCTTGTTCTGAATAGCCAGTCTGCGCTGCTTGGCTTCAGGAGACTCTGGCGACGGGCCAGAGACAGGACGAGGCGGAGCACCAGCTGCCGGTCCCTTCAGTCCCTCAACTTCCATGAGGACCTTGATCTTCGCTAGCTGGTCCCAGGCGCTCACTTGGAAAGGCTCCTGTACTTCTTGACGAGAAGCTGCTTGAGCATGGAGATCTGGAGAGGTGACATTCCAGCGATCATCTTATCGATCTTGGACTCGAGAGCTCCGAGGTACTGGTCACGCTGACCAACCACTGACGAGACGGAGTCGACCTCATTGAGATTGTCGCCGCTCATAGCCAGAGCAGCGCGAATCGCCTTGGCTGCTCCGGGAGTGACCTTCACCAGACTGTTCTTTGCCTCATCACTCATCTCGATAGCTGGCCGGCCCTTCTCTACGTAAAGGTAGATAGGACCGACTGACGCTGCTTCGATGCCGATGTGGAACGGGATATAAGGTTGTCCGCCGTCTGTCGCGCCAGGCTTGGAAGCTGCCTTCACCTTGGCCTCAGGACCCAGGTGCTTCTGGATGATGCGAAGAGCCTTCGCCATCGCCTCTTCAGTCGCCATCTCGAGACGCTTCTGGATTCTCTGATAACCCTTGTCACCCTTCACGACATTCTGTGAAACCTTGCCGATGAACTCGTCCCACTGGCTGGCAGGAGCCTCTTCACGGAAGAGACCCTCCTTCACGTGCTTGATGACAGCCTCTGATAGGATAGCGCGCTCCACGAGGTCCTTCGAATAGCCCTCAAAGTGCTTTCCCCTGGCCTTCCCGGCCTTGTGATGCTTACCTTGGTCAGTTCCCTTGGCCTTCCGCGCCCTCATCTCAGCCTCAGCGCGCTTCTTCGGGTCCTTCATCAGCTTGTCGACTTCCTTGCGGAGACGCTGCAACTTCTTTGGATCCTTGGGAGGGAAGCGAGCCAGCTCAGCGCGCTTGGCGGCGAGCTTGGTAGGGAACGAACCGATCGGCTTAGCTCCGTGCTTCTTGCCCTTGTTTGGTGCGTAGAGAGTGTAGCCGCCACCGCCAGCCTTCTTACGAACGACTTCCTGGATCTTCTTGCGGACAACTTCACGGATCACTTGCTCGCGGACCATATCGGCCGCCTGTTCGTCCTGAAGAAAGTCAAGTGCCTCGAAGAACTGCTCGTGCTGCTCTGCAGGAGCGCCCTGGAAGAACACGACGAGATGCGCCTCGTTGATGTCGTTGGCAGCCTCGATACAGCGACGGATAGCTTCCTTACGAGCCTTAGCTCCGAGTGGGAGCTGGAAGCCAGACACGCCGCCACCGCTCATTTCTCTTTTGACCGTCATCGGATTCTTCTTCGCACAAGCAGCGCACTTCGATTCCCCGGGACCGACGGAACCTGACTTGCACACGGGGCATAGTCCCCGCGTCTCTTCAACCATGATTTCACTCATTGGAATTGATCTCCTCCACGAGTTTCTGGTACAGCATGACTTCCTCGATCAGCTGCTCCTTTGTAGGTTCCCAGCTGCGCTTACCGCTGTAGTGCTCTGGCATGAGGTACATGTTGCGTGCCTCTTCCAGCTTCTTCGCCATCTCTGGATCTTCGATGACTTCCTTCATCGTCGAGGCAGCTGCCAAGACCTTACCGATGCGGACAGTTTCCTCATCGAGGAACTTGTTGAGAGCAGACTGGTCGCCGGTGACTTGAGCTCTGATGTACTTCTCGAGAAGCTGCTTCTGAGACGCAGAGAACGACTTCGAGTACTTCTCCTCGAAACGCTTGGTCATCATCTTCATGACGAGGGCGTCGATATCGTTCTTGGAAACAGGCTGCTTGACAGAGTAGTCACCCTTCGTGGTCATGTACTGGATCAGTCCTTCTTCCAGCTGGATCTTGGCGACAGACTCTGAAAGCATAGCGTCTCCGCGGCACCCGTCGATCACCATCTGGATGCTAGCGAGGAGGCGGTACTCAGGAATCCTGTGCTCACCAAAGAACTCTTGACCGAACGTGTAGTTGACGTCCTTGATCAAGTTTGACTTCTTGATGTCAATCTTCTTGACATCCATCTTCTTGGCCTGCTTCTGGACTTCGGCAAGAATCCTGCGGGCGGCGTTCTCAGTCACACCGCGAGTATTCTTGACAACGTCAAAGAGCTCACGCTCCTCGGCAAGGATGGTGCCCTCAGAATAATACTTCTTGAGGATCTCCAGAGTCTTCTGGTATGCACCCTTGTCCTTCTCAACCATGGCGGTCGAAAGACGGCGGACCAGAAACTCGTATACGAGGCCGGTATTCCGCTTCTTGTTGTGTTTGAAAGTCGCCATTCTGGGCGTCTCCTGTCTTGGCCTCGGGATACTTAGGCCGAAAAGCCTGTTATGTCTTCTTCTTGATGTCCTTGACTTCGGACATAAGACTTCTGACCTCATCCTCTACAGCTTCTGTGTGGTCCTTCATCACATCGCGCCTTCTCACCTCTTCGGCAGAGATGTGTCCGCGTGCAATTCTCTTGAAAACCTGCATTGGGTCTCTGGCCGAAGGCTTGTGACCCTTTCTAGCATTGTGGAACCTCGGAGTGGCAGAAGCCAGCTTCATAGGATTATCGAGCTTCCTATTGGGAGCTTGCTTCATGCCAGTCGGGTCCTTGGAGCCTACGTTGGTCTTCTCTGTGACCTCTGCTTCACCCATCACTGGGCCAGGTATGGATAGGCCAGCGTTCTCAGGGCCGGGCATCGGCGGAGGTTCTGCGCCTCCTGGCGGTGGTTCTCCACCTGGTGGCGGTTCCTCTCCTCCACCTGGAGCTCCTCCGAGCGTAGAAGGAAGGTCTCCTTCACCTCCCTCCTCACCTTCTGGCATTCCCATGTCCATTCCTGGGAGCTGCACCTGCTCCAGATAAAGGTCCTCGATCTTGTCGAACTTCTTGCCCTCACGGATCTGGTCGACTTCTTCATCAGACAGCTTGAAGATGCGCTTCCAGATGAACTCACGGTCGAACACGCCTTCCTGAGCGGAGGATGCGATCTCCAGCTTCGTACGCCAGAGCTCGAGATACTGCTGCTCAGCGATGATGCTGGAGTTGGCGAGCTTCAGCTCGAAATCTACAAGATCCTCTCCGCTGTATCCCAGCAGGAAGAGGTGGATGATGGCGATCTTGTTCAGCTCAGAGATCACGATTTTCTGCACACGATCGATCGTGCGAGCGAATCTAACATCCTGCTGAGCCAGAGTAGCTTTAGAGCCAAGCTCCGCCTCATACGACAGATAAGCTTTCGGAATCTTGAGGGCTGAGAAGAGCTTGTTCTGAATGTACTGGACGTCGTCGATGTCACCGGTGAACTGTCCGCCAGCAAGGGTAGAGATATCTGACGAGCGGTCCCCTCGAACCGGGATGAAGTAGTCTTCATCAACCGAGAGAGGGTTATATCTGAGGTCGACCCGGCCTGTGCTTGGGTCAACGACTTGTTGGCGCTTGAGAGCGCTCTTGACTTTTTCGATGAATTCATCTACCTGCTCCGGTGGAATGTTTCCGACGTCGATCTTGAAGACGCGACGTTCAGGAGAACGGACGATGCGGTAGACCAACATCGCGTCCTCGATGAGGATCAGCTGACGCCAAATGCGTCGAGCAGGCTCAATGATGGAAGAGCCGTAAGGCAGGAAATTGTCGTTACCCAACATCCGGACGTGGATGATCTGCCAGTTTTCCAGGATCATGTTGCCCTGGGTCAGCCAGCGGAACCGGACCGCGAACGGATCCTTCTTGTCGTATCCCTCCTCTCGCTCGATCTCGTTAATCGGGATCGGCAGCATGTTGAGGACGCCGTTCTGCTCCGACGCATCCACGAAAAGGATGAAGTCACCATACTTGACGAGGTTGCGCACCCACGACCAGATGTTGAACTCGATGTTGAGAACGTCGTAAAAGAGCGTCTCGAGGACAGACTTTACTTCTTGATTCTTGGTAAGGATCTGGAGGACTTCACCATGTTCATTCTTCGCTGTAACTTCATCCGCGTAAATATCAAGAGCAGACGCAATCTCAGGAGTGAACTCCATTTCAGAATAGTCAGCATAACGCGAAAGCCTCTCGTACTGGCCGTATGACGCCAGAGAGTGAACATATAGAGAGCTGATTTCCTTCTTGTAGGCCCGTGCTGTACCCTGCGGTTCCTGATACTTCTCACCGGCGGCAATCTTGTGCCGGATGACAGGACCAGAACGGAAGAGGCGAGTAAGCTTCTTCCATACGCTCTCTTGAGGTGCGGGGCTCTGGATCATTTCCTCAGCCATTAGTTACTCCTTACCTGTAAAGCCAGCTAAAATCTGCCACTCTGTTACCTGGCAGTCTCACCTTTGTCGGGACAGGATTCTGAGAAGCGAACACTCCCAGGTTCTGTGTCGGGACCAGAACTGGATCCTTTGATGCTCCCTTGATATCTGTGTTCACATGGCCGAAGACCTTCATCGCTCCGAGCATGATCTTATCGAGATTGGCCGCAGCCTCACCTGGCATGATGAACGTGTCTCTGATCCAGCAGCCTTGAGCTGCGGCCGACATCAGGTCATCATTCCAGCCCTTCATGGCCTGAGGCTTTCCGTTCTCCCAAACGAACGTGCGGGCCTCTGTTACGAACCGCTGGCTGCGAATCTTGATGATGCGATTGCGGATGAACTCCTCAAGCTTTGAGAAGACGAGAGGACGAAGCTTCTGCGACATCGTAAATCCGATGACCCGGTCCGAGTTCGACGGACCCCAGGCGGAATGAACGGCTTCACCTGCTCCGTCATTTCCGCGGGCCGAATAGTAGACGTTCTCGTACTGCAGCATCCTGACGTGCTCTAGGCACGCCATACCGATGTTGTTGTTCTCTACGCAGAGAAGCGCCTTGTTGTACTTGTTGCCGAGATCAACTAGGAGACGCGCGTACTCCTCCACTGGGATCTTTCCGTAGTATTCTGCGCACTGCTCCATTGTGTCTGTGTCCCACACGGTGCAGGCGCTATTATCCTTACCATCTCCGCGAGCGACGTCAGCAGAGATGAAGTAGCGCTTTCCAGCGACAGGCTCCCAGTAGGTCCACAGGTTCTTGTCCCAGTGGCTGCGGCCGATAGGCT